ACCATGTTTTGAAGATTAAAACGAAGATTATAGTCACCTGTTCTTTCATCAATGTATGGGACTTTCTTCATCTTATCCATCAATCTTTGCATATATTGATCTACTTCCGCAGGAGGAATATTACCAACATCAACCTTGAAAATTCTCTTTTCTGGAGCACGCATTACACGATGAATTAACATTGCGTCTTCCATCAATGATAATTGTTTCCATACTCTTCTTCCACCTTCAATAATACTCTTACCATATGGAATAAAATTACTATCACTCAACATTCTAAAATGAGCAACTTGATAATTTTCCAATTCTTCCAATCTGCCACCTTCTGGCAAATTGATTTGGAATTTAACATAGTTCTTGTTTGTTAAATCACTATTTTCTACACGGGTAACATTGTATGCACTAATAGGTTCTACCATGTATACACCATATTCTGGACTAATATACATTTTTAAATAGAAATCACCATACTTTACAAGATTTCTAGTCCAACTCCACATATTAAATTCAATATTAAGAATATCATAAAACAAATTATAAAGAATCTGTTTAATGTTATCATTACTTGAATGAATTATAAGAATTTCACCCAATTCATTTTTAGTTACACTTTCATCTGCGTAAATATCCAATGCAGAACTAATAATTGGGTCCATGTCCATTGTATCATAATCACGGAATAATTCAATACGAGCAGCTTGATAACTTAATGTAAAGTCTCTGCTATATTGATTATATGAAGATGTTCTAATTCTATTAAAACGATCTCTAAGTGTATTACGGTCTGTAGCATACATTACTTCATCTGTATCTACCACCTTTAACTTCTTACCACCAATATTACGAATTACCGCATCGGTAGAAAAAAGCCTCTTTAACTTTGAATATAAAGATCTTTGTTTTAATATTTGAAATTCTTCGTTTGCCATAGTTTTATATATATAAATATGTTACAATAACCAAGTTAGGTTTTCTTTTTTATCTGTAGTTTTTCCTGTTGTCATTTGCCATGCTTCTTGGCTACTTACCGATTGAGCTTTATAAATATTTTGAGATCCTCCAATTCTGGTAATCCCACCCAACATTGATCTATTTAAATCCATACTTTGTTGTCTTAATTTAAGTGCAGTATCTCTTACCCACAATCCAATACTCATTGCCATTACCAAATCGTCATTATAACCTTTCATCGCAGCGACTTTATTTCCATCCCAAATGAATACAGATAATTCATCCAAAAATCTAAGTGATCTAACTTCTACGGATCTTTCTCTAAAATAAGTTTCTAACTTTGAAATCAATAATGGTCTAGTCTTTTGACTATTAGTAAAACCAGGAATCATTTTCTTTTCATCTCTGTTAACTTTATTAGTCAATTGTCTTTCAACATCAACGTATTGTAGGTCTGCACTACTATAGAACGTATTTGGATATTGTCTATCTATTATTTGTTGTAAAACTGCCCAACCAATATTTGCATTTTCAACGATAAGTAAAGCATTATTATATTCTGTAGCTACACTTACCAACATATTGCCATAATCTTTAGTGCCAATTTGTCCTTTATATTCAGCAACTTGTGTCAATGATTCTACATCAAGAACTTGAAATGCACTATAATCCGCTCCGTCACCTCTAGCAACATCCGCACTAACTATATAATTTCTACTATAATCGGGATATTCCCATATCCAATATCCATGATCCATTCCTCTCATTTCTATTGGATCTTTTACTTTACTTTGTTTGTAAAAATCAATAGTAGCCGCATCAACAATTCCATTACCAGTAGTACTAAAATCACAATCACATTCTTGTGCTGCACCTTTAACACCAGACAATTCTGTTTGTTTATCTCTCCATGTTTGATCTCTTTCTGGATGTAAATGCCATGGAAGTCTAATTGTATTAAATTTATTTTCTTTGGCTTCTGCCTTTACCCAAGTTTGATGAAAGAAATTACCAACACCGTTTGGTGTACTTAACATGATTGCTCTACCACCAGTACTTAATGTATATTGAGCAGATAACCAAATTTCTTCAATGTTATCAATGAATGCTGCTTCGTCAATAATCAACAATGACAATGCAGAAGAACGACCAGATGTACCTGCGGATGACACGGCTTTAATCTGCGAACCATTTGTCAATCTTAAACTTAACCTATTATCTTCTTGTTCTTTTACTTTTAACCATGAAGGAAGATTATCATTAGCAAATCTAACACGGGTAACAATTTCCTTGGATGTTTCTTGGTTAATACTAATACAAAGAACATTTTTATCCTTATGAAATACCATTAACCACAAACTATATGCTGCGGTTAATGTACTAATACCCATCTGTCTAGACTTTAATATAATATTAAAATCATGATCGACTAAATCAGTTAAAGTCTTTTCTTGGAATTCATACAAATCAAAGTTTACCGTTCCACGAATAGGATGTTGAATTTTAACATACTTCTTCATGAAATAAATCGGATCTACAAGACATTTCTTGTATTCTTCTTTAATTACTTCTTTAAGTGTTTTAGGAGTACTCATTGATTTAATCTATCCAACACCAATTGTTTTGCTTTTTTCTCAATTTCTGGGTTATAATTTAATTTGAGCAATTCTTCATTGGCTTTTGCAATATTTTCGTCAACATCTTTTAAATCATTTTTCAAATCAGACAATACTTTTTGTATTTGTGTAGTATCATCGGTCCAGAATTCTTGACTACCGTCATCATTAAAAAATTGTAACTTTTCTTCGGGATTTTTTTCTAGATATTCAATGCTATCAGTAATATTTTTCTTGAAATCCTTCATTTCAGAAAGCATATTATTATAAATTTTATATCGTTCATAATCAGCATATACTCCTAATGATTTTAACTTACTGTCGAATGAAATAGTGCAATCATAACATTTACCTGTTTTAGGAAAAAATCTATCATCAAGATAATTACCAAATTTCATATCCGCATTACAGATACTACATCTTTGATCAATCTTTATTTGTCCAAGTTTAGATACTTTTCTTTTGGTTCCGTTTTTCCACATCCATTTATTACCTTGTGCATCTTCCCATTCTTCTCCTTCTTTTCTTTTACTATTATTCAAGTTAGGATCATAACCAACTTGAATAAATGGACGGTTACCATCGACATAATCTTTAACTATGTCAAGATTGCTTTTTCCTGTTGCTCTTTTCATAACTTTACTTTTAATCTATCCAATTCCTTTTTGAAATCATCAAAGATTTCAGTTCTTTTGTTTTTATAACGAAAAGTATTACCTTTCACTAATTTAATTAGTTTTTCTAAAGTGTTAATATCATTAAATGTTACATTTTTGCCAAATAAAAATTCAGCAACGTCATCCATGTCGGTATAAACAGTTTTTATATTTTGTTTTTCTTGTTTTCCCTTTTCATTTGTTACTACATCTGCACTTTGAAGACCTTTTTTCCAATTCATTTGATATCTCTTCATCTTATTTGGATCTTCGGTAGGTTCATAACTATGTGACATAATATTCATTAATAGAATATTTCTTAGTGCTGCCTTATACTTTGATTCTGGTGCTCCAGATAAAGCTTTAACCATAAAATTTAAATCACCTATCATCAAATCAATTTGTACATATCCATCTTCATTTGGTGTTTCAGTAGATTTTACTGGATTACCATTTTCATCAATTATAGGTACATTCAAATGTAGTTGGTCTAATCCAGTATTTATTTTAAAAGATGGTATTGGAACATTTGACGGAACATTTGATTCTACATGCAGTTTTAATTTTTCATAAAATGTCTTTTTATCATAATCATAATTAATACCTAATAATTCATTTATTTGATCAGTAGATACAGCAACATCAATATCTCCTAATACTGGTTTGGATTTGTTACCAATTACTTCGTACTTTAATTTATCAAGATTCCAAATTTTCAAACCATTATTTATGGTAGATTCCAAATGTTCTTTAGGTAAATCACTATTGGCAGCAACTGCATTACCTCCTTCTGTAATCAATAATTCTTTTAATATATCATTGACGATTTTGTTTCCCAAATCAGCATGTTTTTTGATTTTATCAATAGATGCTTGAGTTTCTGGTGTAGTTGCTTTCTTTTCTTTTTTAGCATACTGTTCAATCATTTTTTCTGCATATTTATCTTTTATTGCTTTGATAAATGATTTGTAATCAAATCCTAAATCTGTAAGAATACCATTTGCATCAAGTGTTTTTGCAAAACCCAAAACGCCAGTAGTTAAATCTTTTAATTTTACATCATTTGGATTTACACCACTATGTGCAGATAAGTTTGGATCAATTGTTGTAATTTTCTTTCCAAACAAACCAGCTAAAAAGTCAGATAAATCTCTTAAAAATGTGGAAGGACTGTTGGATATCAACTTATCAACAACATCTTTTCTTAACATTGGTGATACAATTTTACCGTCTTTGAATTTGGCTCTTACGCCAGTATCACCAATTCTAATATTAAGAACTTCTGCTAGTGCAGAATACATTCCACCCATTGTAAATCCTTTTATACCTCTTTCAGGTGTAAATCTGGCTGCAAACCAATCTTTATATATTTTTGTAGTATATAATAAATCTAATTGTACCCAAGTATCTTCATCAATCTTAATTACAATTTGTTTGCCGTCAGATCTTTTGGCACTTTCAATATCAATGTAATTTTGACCACTTGTTTCAATAAATTCAATTACATTTTTAATGTATTCTTTCTTTTTATCACTACTTTCTTCCGCACTTTCAATTGGTATTACCACCATTACATCAATGTCACCGTAAGTTACTTCTTTTTTATCTTGTTGATCTTGTTTGTAATATCCAGCAGAACCTAATATTTGATAATCCTTAATTTCCGGTAATGATTTGTCAATCAAAAATTTATTCAAGTCACCTAAAAAATCCTTAAACTTTTCAGTTGATTTTTCTATTGTATCTGGTGTCAAAACTGTCTTGGATGTAAGTTCTGGCTTTAACCAACCACCTTCATCAATTGGTTGTTTATGTGCTGCTCTGTTTGCTGCGCTGAATTTGGAACGAGAAACATACTTAATGTCACCTTCTGGGTGAGAGAATACATAACCTTCACCTCCTGGTTCATTGCCTATATATGATTTAATTTCACTACCTTGATTATCAATTTGATTAATTATTTCATCTTTTACCGACATTATTTCTACAACAACTTTCCATAAAGAATCAAATCCGTCACGATTACTATTTACATAATCAGTAATCTTCTTTTTCATCGCATCTGTAAGATTACTTTGACTAATCCATTGTAGAAAATCATCACCAATATTTACCAATCCAGTATCAACTTTACTATTCAAATATTTATATAATATATCTGGAAAATTGGTCATCTTCATACTTGCCAATTTAGATGGATTAATAAAATCATCTATATTTCTAGCATGTTTATTAATATAAAGTACAATATCTTTTAATCGTTTTTCATTTACATCTGGTGGATTATTTACAGATATTGGTGGTATTACTAACAATTGTTTACCTTGAAATACATTGTAATTTGTAATCGCAGTTTCATTTCCAAAGTTGTCTACTTCTCTATGTACTACAACCGCAGCTTTGCTTTGTGCAATTCTTCTTCCCAATTCAGAATTAACATCTACTGTATATGTTACGATATTTGGTTTAAAAACATATCTTCCATTTTCAATTAATGGTGTACTAAAATATAGTAAATCGCCTTTGAAATAACCTCTAAATGTAGTTGGAACTGATGATTCAAATATAGAAAATGTACTTTTCATATTTTGAACGAACAATCTATATTCGTCTGTTTTTACGCTTTTACCTCTACCTAAAAACATTTGTTCCAATTCTTCTGGTGATGTTGGTCTACCGTTATAACCTTTAGCAACAAACCCACTTTTATCGGTTAGCACAAATTTACCTTCATCGTTTCTTCCAAACACAACTGCTGGAGAACCGTCCCATTTCATCGTTACATTTTTATATCCGTCTTTTTCCAATTCAATGAAACTTTTAATGGAACGAATTGCTCCTTTAGAACCTTCCCAGAATATCAAATCTTCTGCATGGTCTATACGAGTAGCTTCGTTAAGTAATATATTAGATACCAAAAAATGTTCTAAATTATTCAGCTTTATCATATGGTTTTAAAAATGTTTTATCAAATACAGTAATTGCTTTGTTGTATGAACGATTAGTTTCGTCAAGAGTATTATCGGTAAATTGCCAATTCCAAAATAATTCATTTGGTGTTTTGAATCCAAAAAATTGAAGTACTTCTTTTTGTGTTTGAGTGACATCTTTACCGTTCCAATTTTGTCCAGTAGCAATAAATCCAGCGTCAATGTCTTTTACAATGTTTTTTTCTCCCAAATTACTGTGTCTATTTTCTATCCATGTCAATCTTTCAATCAATTTTTGATAGTAACCATTAGCTTGTCCCCATCTAATACTAGCAAAAAATAGAACAGTATCACTTTCAAAAAGTTCTTTACTTACCTTCCACAATTCGTCATTTTTTTCATTTATACTTGCCCAACAACGATGATATCCACTTGGATTCTTTTCTTTATCTTTTAATAAAGCATTTGATGTTCCACAATGATTGCCACCAAATTCTCTATTACTACTAACATTTCCTTCACACGGAAATATATTAAGTTTGGTTGTATCAATCAATGTTACTTTTTCTTTGCCTAATAAATCTTGGATTTTAGTAGCTAGTTGATTGCTTTTTGGTACATCTTCTTTATGTTGTGACCATCTATTACTGGTTGTCAACAATAATACCTTATTTTTTTCTCTTAAATAGTCGATTGTTTTCTTATACTTTTTAGCATAAAAATCCATATCTTGTTCACTAGAAGGCAATTGTGTTTCTAATAATAAGTCGGTTAACTTGATCATCTTATAATATAAATAGATTTAGTAAAGAAAAAACCCCCGCTTATTTCTAAGCAGGGGTTTTATGAATTGTTTACTTATTAGGCTCCTGGGAATGTAGCACCAGTTGGGAGAATGTTGAAGTCAAGTACGATGAATTCAGCAGTCTTAGTTGGTTGTAGATAGATTTGACCATATAGGATGTTTCTATCAACCAAGTCAGGAGTATTATTTGTATCATCCATTACAACTTGGAAAGCGTACAATCCACTACGTTGTTGTACAGATTCCAAATATGGATTTACGATACTCAAGAAACGGTTTCTTGTAGCAGCTACATTTTGTTCGAATACCAAGAACTTACTGCTACTTGCAATAAACTTCTTAAGTGCGATTAACAATCTACGAACGTTTACTCTGTCAAGAGCACTTGGTTGAATTTGAAGTGTCTTTTGACCCCATACACAGATACCTTGACCAGGGAATGCTGCGATTGGATTTACACGACCTTCATACAATGTATCACGTTCACTGTGGGTTGTTCTATCTAGAACTTGAACTGCTTGTGCGATTCCACCACGGTTTAGACCGGCCGGAGCGAACCATTCAGCAGCAGCATTGTCATTAGCAGCATAAACTGCTGGCATTACTACTGATGGAGGTACACTTATAATCTTATTCAAGTTTGTATCTAGAATCTTAACCCAAGGATAATACGTAGAAACGTAACTACTGTCGATTGTAGACACATCATTTACTGCTGCGTCAATCAATCCTACTGTTTGGTTACTTGCTGGGAATACTACGTTATCCATGATGTAGAATGTATCACCACGGGCTTCACACATATCTGTTACCAAGTCAGTAACATAACTGTGTTGTTCGTGGAAAATACCAGGAGTTACAATCAAGTTGATGTCAAATTCATCAGCATTTCCAAGAGCACCTACACATTGTTTGTAAGCGATTGAACCCGCACTGTTAATATTTGTACAATTTAAACCTTGTGTATTACCTGCGATAATGTCACTTCCAACATTAATTGGAACTGCTGGTGATTGACCATCAAATCCACCTTGGAATCCTACTACGAACTTACGCATCTTGACATATGTAGCTTCGTTAGTTGCATCATATGTTGAAGGAATACTACCACTTAATGATGCAGCAAGTAATGAACCAGTTCCAACATTTGAACTTGTTGATTCCAAATCAAATGCGATATTATATCCTACAGTAGCACCAAATGGTAGAGGAGCAAAATATTGTTCTGTATCAATCTTTACACCTGCATTTGTAGAACTTGTTGGATATAGAGAAGTCAATTCACTATCAGCACCTAGTGGAATATCACTGATTACTGTACCAGAAGCATATTTGCCTGGTGCTAATCCATAAATACTTGCTTTACTATATTGCACTACTGGAACATAATTTCCAATTGTACCTCCAAGTGGAGTTACATAAGCTTCATTTCCATAAGGAACTGAAGATACTGGATATGGAACGGTATTCATTTCAATTCTGATATACTTACTTAAGTTTGTATAAGTACCGAATTCAATGATCTTACCAGCATATGTAATGAAGTTGTATCTATCACCGATTCTACGAGCAACAAAGTTTGAAGAATTTGGATCTAGGCTCAAGTTTTGGAAGATTTCCAAATACTTTGGTTTCTTATCGGTATCACTATAAGATCTTACTGCGAGTGTGAATGAACCCCAATCACTTCCTGCAACTGTACCAGACAATTTAACATTGCTGATTTCAATCTTATATTGTTTGTTTGTATTTGTACCATCACTCAAAGTGTGTGCTTTGAATAATTGATATTTTGTTACTGAACCTGGATTTGCATTACCACTCCAAGGAGCAATTCCTTGTGAAAGAATCCAAGGGGTTGCTGCACTGGTTAATCCATATTGAGAATCACCTGCATTCAAGTTTGTTGAATATTGATCAGTGAACTTCAATACTTCACCAGTTGCAAATGAACTAGATGGTAGATATGCACCATATACTTTCCAACCGCCAGTATTCAATTCATCATTTACTTTTTGAATTGAATCTTCGAATGTCTTGTATAAGTAAGCTGCTTCAATCTTGGCACCGGAAACTTGGTCGTCTTGATTACCAACTGTTGCATCATTTCCAAATACGTTTGTAATATAATTTGAATCTGCTGGATTTAATGAGAAATCATAATATCCAATTAAAGATGCGTTTTGAGCCAATATTAATTGAAAATTACTCAATGATGTTGGATCTACAGAACCAGTATAAGTCCCAGATGTAGCAGGTTTTTGATTCAATACAGAACCACTAAAACCAGGAGCATTAAAACTACTGTCTAATGTACCGTATTGAGTATTTGATAATACTGCCAATACTCTTGGTTTAACATTTACTGCGGTTGGATTACATGGATCGGCTGGTGTTGACCAAGTTGGTGAAAATGCAGTAGTAATTTTACCAAATGATCCACTAATTACACCCTTAAGATATACTTGTGTTCCACAACCAGTTGAAGATCTTAAAGCAAATATACTACCACTTATAAGTGTAATATTTGTACCAATCAAATTTCCATCAGTATTTGTAATTGTTACACTGCCTGTATTTAGTGATGCGGAGAAATATGATGTTGTTGATGTGGATTCTGCAATTGCTTGTAATAATTTATCATTATTTGTATAAGATCCGTTTCCTTGATAAGATGATGTTACATAAACACCAACAAAAGATTCTGAACCTATAGTAAAACTATAAGTTTGACCACTATTATATAAACTCCCGTTTGGTGAATTTACATCTAATGTAGTGTTATCACCCGCAGTAGAATTAAACTTTGCAGTGAATGTTGCACCAGAAATAAATGATAGTGATCCACTTGTGCTTGCAGATACATAAGTAAATGTACTGGAAATATTGGCACTATCATATAGTACATAGGATGAACCACTATTTAAAGCACCAGCAGAACCGCTTCTGGCCCAAGTACCTGGTTGTGCCCAGATTACAAATGGATTGATTTGTCTATATCCTGTCAATGCACCTACACGACAAACGGTAACGAATCCTTTTTCATTTAAGTATTCTTTTGCAGTGTATGGGCCATAATAAACACCATCAGCAACACCGAACTTTTCTTCAAGATCGGCTGCGTTGGTGATTAATGTTGGTGCGAATCCAGGACCTTTTGGGAATGGAGCAAGTACTACTGCTCCAATTTCAGCAACACCTTGTGCTACTCCGCTTAGGTCGTTTTCTCTTGTAAATACTCCTGGGCTGACTATACGGTCAACAGGACTAAATTTTCCTCCTTCAGTTATTGGCATATGTTAAATTCCTTTCAAATGTAGAAATTTTGATAAAAAAATCTAAATATAAATATTCCCGAAAAATTCAAGATGTTAATATTTATAAACAATTTTAAAATTATTGATATAAAGGGAAAAATCTTCGGCCAGCACCTTCAACATATACAGGTGCCCATCCCCAAAATGATTTGCTTCCAATACCACTTAAATCTTGATTTGTTCCACCACCATTAATTGTAAATATATAAGCATTTGGATCTGTTAATCCTCCACCACCAATACTATAATCACCTTCACCAACTAAATAAAGATTTGGTATTATTGTTTTATTTTCTAAACCAGGAGTTTTTAAATCAGATACAAATGCACTATATTTCTTTTCTGGATATAATGACGATGTAGTATTATAATAAATAAAAGATAAAACCATTTCTTGAGCCGGCATTAAAGTAATAGATCCAGATTCTTCAATAGATCCACTACCAGGTCCATCAAAGCCAGCTACTCCGCCCCATTGTATTTGTTCATATGGGTAAAAATTAATTGTATTATTTGTACTTCCAGATGATACCAGTCTAATACTAAATGATCCAGATTCTACTGATGAACTAATGTGTACATTTAAATTATTAAGTGTATGTAAGTGCCAAAAAGAATAATCCGATGAACAAGTAATGGATGATGTAGATCCGCTAAAATATGATGAAGTAAATGTAAATTCACCCTGTCCAGCAGGTCCAGATGGTGATGGTATCCAAACAGTATCATAATCAGTTGGACTATTTTTTGCTAATACATAATTTGTAGTTCCACCTGTAGGTATTCCGTTATTCGCATAACTTGCACTTAATGAATAACTACTGCTCAATGCGTAACTAGAACTTATAGAATAACTTGATGTATTTGCGTATGAACTACTTAATGAATAACTTGACGAAACGGTATAACTAGCAGTAATTGCTCTTGATGCACTAATTGCCCATGAAGCCGTACCATATAAACTGGATGTTATATTATAAGAATAAATTGATCCTGTAACAGTTAATGAACCTGTAATTTCCGCACTTCCTGTGAATGGAAATCCACTTCCTGTTCCTCCTGCACTCGCACTAATAGTCACTATCGGACCAGATCCACTTATTATAGTTATTCCAGGCCCACCAATTATAGAGGTAATATTACCACCTCCACTTCCAGATATAATACTTCCAGAAGCAACCGCACTTGATGTCATTACACAAACTTGTTTAGTGTCATTATCCCATGTTAAGAAATATTTAAATGGTGCAGGTGAATCACTCCTACAAGGACTTTGCCAATTGATACTACTTGTTACATTTAAAACGTCTACGCTTATTACTGCACTACTTCCAATGTCTGGTGGAGCACTACTACCAGATGGATCAAAAACTTGAACAGTTCTTAAATTTGTATATGAAAGATTTGAATTGACATCATATAATTCAGACTTTATTTCAAATACTTCATTTGCAACATTTACTGGAAATGGAACTTTTACATAATACGAATTTCCAGTATAACCATACAATTCAGAAACTTTTATTGATAAATCAGAAACAATTATTTGTTTGACATTTTCGGGATAAACAACTAAAGTTCCATATAGATCTTCAGGAAATTTAAATTCAAAATTTTGTTTTTGATCAAAATATTTTCCGATTGTACTTCCGCTATAAGCAAATTCTGCAATTAATACGCCTCTATTTGAATCATAACTAATATTTTTATTTACACTTGGCAATGAACTTGTAATATAAAATTTTAATTTGGCCGTAGCGGAAGAATCTTTTTCTATTACAGATGTTCTGAATGAAAAAACATAGTCTGTATCTTTATAAAAAGTTAAAAAGTTACTGTCAAAGTTGGATCCTGATTGTGCAGATTGTTCATTTACATTATAAGGTAAATAAGAAACATTTCTATTTGTAAATGATGTATTTGCTTTTACAATTGCATATGTACCATTCAAATTACTACCAGATATTTTCAACGCATCAACAAATGTTTGATTGTCGTATTTAAGACTTAAATTGTTAGAGCTGGTAAACCAAAAGTTATTTATATGAAATTGACTAAAAAATACACCCAATCTTTCAAATGCTTTATTTGGTGTAACTGGATCTCTTAATATTTCTGTATCACCAAACGATTCATCAATTACTGATTCAAAATCACCAAGAGTTCTTAAACTTTTTCTATAAACCTTATGTTTAGCAGGTTTACCAGTAAAAGTATTAATATTTTTATAAATTATCTTGGCATAAGAAAATTTTTTATATTGTTTTGCACCACTTAATCCCAAAGATTCTTGTAGATAACTTGATGACAAAAATAAATTAGGACTATAAGTAATATCATTATAAACAATTTTATAATTTCCACTTGTAATCACTGCTATTTTATTATTATAAGTAAATGGTGTATCTAGAATTAATGTAGTAACATTTAATACATCTTTAATTAAAAAAGAAGCAGTAGTATTTATACTAATTTCATTTAAACTAGCATAATCTCTAATTTTATTTACATATAATTGTACTTGGAAATTCTTTAAACTTGAACTAAAGTTAGCAGAACCGTCGATTATTCTATAATCTACAAGATTTTTTCTATATCCAAACTTTTGAATATCAAAATCCGCCTTAGGTTGTACAGGAGTTGATATAAAACTACCTGTAACTGTTTTTGGATTATTTTCTACAGAAGATGATACTGCATAAGATAATACTGGTTCAACTTCAATTAATGGTTGGGTGTAAAATCTAATTTTAGAATCAGTAACTTTATTAACATTTATATTTATATTAGCCGTCCATCTTACTGTTTTATTGTCTGATGTAGTTGAAACTAATATTATTTTTCCAGAACCAACTGAATTTTGTTCATAAACATAAATTGATAGTACAATGATTCTTTTATTTGTTAATTGATCAACACTTATTGCCTTTTCAATAAAAAGAGGTACACCGTTACCATCAAATGCTTCGGTAAGTATTTCGGCACCAATTTTAAGTTTGTCACTTCCATTGATTACCAACGCATTTTTCCCCACAGAGAATTCTGGTGAAAACTCTGTGAGGTTAAAATATTCGGATAAGTATGTCTTATCTTCTATATTAACAGTTTGACTTGATAAACCTAAAATTTGACCTGTCTTTATGCTGGGCATATATACTATAAATATATATACCCATTAATTATACATAATTAACTTTAGAGAACCCGTTTTCTTTCTTAATTTCAAGTCTATTGTCAACCATATCTCTCATACTATCCAAATGACTAATAATCCATACGAAATCAAAGTTAGTCTTCAAAAACGCAAATAAAGCACCCATAGATGATAAATTATCGGCATCAGCACATCCAAATCCTTCATCTATAGCTATAAAATTGGGTCTTGGTAGATTACTAATGTTAATTAACGCTACTCTCATAGCCAATGAACTAACAAATCGTTCCATACCACTCGCCAACTCTAATGGCCATCGTTTATCTTCATAATTAATATGTGTAGTTACATTTTTACCATCGGTCTGTAAGATTACAGTAAATTCTACTATTTGGTTTAATATGTTATTTACTTCCTTTTCAATAGTTGGTAAAGCTCGACTAATCAATTCATATGGAATACCATCTCTAGAAATTGCATTTGTATACAATTGATAAGCTTCATATTCAACTTCAAGTACTTTTACATCTTCAATTGACTTTTGAATAGTCTTTCGTTGTTCTTCAAATCCAGAAATCTTAGTATTATAATTAATGATGTTATTATTTACATTCTTAATTTCCAAGTCAATTGTTTTAATATTAGATTTAATTGAATCAATTGTATCTTTAACAGTCTTATTAAATTCAATCGCATCTTTATTATTATAATATTCCTTGATTTGACTATCAATATTAATTAATGAATTCTGATTGGAACTAATATTATTTGATAACTTTAAGATTTCAGTATTTAATTTGTTAATTTTAATCTGTGTTTCAACATGTAATTTATGAATATCGTTGTATTCTTTCCAATGATCTTTTATATAAGACAATTCCCCAACTTTATTTTTAAGATTAGTATATTCTCCAACAAGACTTTGAGCTTCAACTTTGTCCGATTCAAGTTCTTCTCTTGTTTTAATTGCATCTTTAACGAATACATTGGTTGTACAAAAAGTACAATTTGGATCATACTTATGTTCTTCCAATTTCTTTAGTTTTTGTAATTTGGATGTTACAACAATCTTCTTCTTTTCAATAAACTGTTCTTTTTGACTTAAAGATGTTTCTAGTTCTTTAAATGATTCATACTTAGTTGTAATATCATCATTATCATAATTCTTTATAATTTCATCATATTCCTTATATGTTGATTCAACAGATAACAACTGGGACTTATATGAATTTAAACTGGAAGATTGTGTTGATATAGAATTTTCTAATGAAACTTTTTTTGATTCAAGAGAAACAATATCAATAATATTACCGTTAACATTAATTAGTTTTTTGGTTTCATCTAATAATCTATCATTTTCAGAATCTCTTTGATTAGATAGTTTTTCTAAATTAGAATTTTCATTTCTAAGTGAACCAGAAAAGTTTTCTATGTCGGCATTTAAATTCAACAACTTCTGAGTATAATCATTGTTCTTGAAATTCTTTAACAACGAATTGATTTCTTTAGTCTTATCAGACGCATCGTTATACAAACTGTCAAATATAGTTAGTCCCATGAATTGGGCCAACAGATCTTTTCTTTCTGTTTGTCCCATATCTACGAATGAACCAACCTTATTGTTTTGGATGCTCAAGACAGTTAAAATAAAGTCGTCATATGTACCAACATAATCACGAATGATATCATTAGTACTTCTACGAGCTTCACCATTAAGTTCTACAACTTTACCACCTTCTTCTTTCCAGAACTTTACATCTACTTTGACATTTCCCTTTTTATCCGCATGTCCTTTTCTTTCAATGAAGAAATCTACACCGTTAACTTCAAAGTTAAACTTGCAACGGAATGTCATCTTTTGTGTATTAAGAATGTGAGATGCTTTGAACGCTCTATCACATTTATCAAAAATACAAAAAGATAATGCTGATAATACACTTGATTTACCCGCAGCATTATTAGCAAATAATCCAACTACATTATGCATCTTGGTAAAGTCAATAACATTGTCTTCACCATAACTAAACATATTGTCAAATTCAAACTTCTTAGGTTTCCATCTAATATTTCTAACGATAGATTCTTTTTCCAAAGATGCATTTAAATCTTTATTTATCTTATAAATCTTTTCAAGTGTGTCTTTTGTAGGACTTACATTCTTATTATTAAGATAGTCAGTGATTAACTTATTTTGGTAATCCACATCAGATACATCAGTCAAATTAAAATTACTGTTGTCAATAATATTATTAGATGATGTATTAGGTGAATCTACACGAACATAAGTTACTTCAGTAACATCAGATTTTTCACGAATATGTGATAATACAGATTTAACTTCAGTAGCAACACTTTCAAAACACTTCAATCTCAATCTTGCCTTCTTAGGCATATCAGATATATCAGTAGTCAACTTACCTTTGTTAATTTCTGCGGTATAAAAACCGTAATCATTTGGAATTTCAAAGTGTTTAAATACTTTAGTCTTCAAATCCCAGAATACAAAACCATGTCCTTTTAATTCTTCTCCATGATTCTGTTGAATCAATGAACCTACATATACAATAATTGGTTCGGATTGATTTAAAACTTGATGTCTGTGAATATCACCTAACAATACAATGTCATGTCCATCAAAGATTTGATTTGTGATGGTTCTACTTGCAACTTTATATCCTACATCTGTAATTGCATTATTTACTGGTCCGTGAAATAAAGCAATTTTATAACGAGTTTCGTTTAAATAAACCTTGGGAATATCCTTCGCTTTAATATACTTATCTGGTTCGTCAAAGACACTATAATGATTAAATAGAATATCTCCTAAGATATAAAGTCCAGAATCCTTTAGATAAAATAAGTTTTTATGATTAATTGCGTCAACAATTGGACTCAAACTATCTAATCTATTTTTATTAGCTAATGTAGCATCATGATTACCCGCAATCAATACTGTAGGTCTTCTATCTGCTAGGTTTTGTAGAAATTCAGTTGTAATCTTTACACATTCTGGTGAAAGATCGCTCTTTGAATGCAAAACATCTCCCAATACGGTAACTACAGTTTCCGCAGGTGTCTTTTCTACTGCTTTATACAATCTTTCAAATACTTGATTGTATTCATCATGTCTCTTTGTAAGACGCAAATGAATATCTGCAATGTGAAATACATTCTTGAATTTTTCTATATCTGATTTAAGATATTTTGCCATATTATATTCTTAGTTTTAACTTAAATAACTTTTCAAAGTCCATCGTATCACAACTATCTATCAGTTGCCAAGTTTTTTCAAAACCTATTACGCTTGGATCTTTACCGTCCAACATTATTAATTTAGTTGGAATACTATTCTTGATTAGAAATTCACAGATTTTGATGGAATCTTTTATCGCATCATTGTCTAATAAAATATGTACCATCGGTACATCGTGTTCTAATAATTTTAATTTTAATTGCTTACTCATTGTCTTACCAAACAATGGTATACAATTATTTTTTACTGCAATAGCATCAAATGGACCTTCCACTAATGTTATTGGTTGTTCAAAGTTAATAAATAATTCAAATCCAATAATATTCTTTGATGCTGAACAACTAACATATTTCAATCCTTTAGTTTCAAAAAAACTTCTAGCGGTATAGAAATTTAATATGCCATTGTTGTCATATGATGGTATTACCACTCTGTTTTTCAAATCACCTTCAGTACAATATCCAATGTTGTATCTAATAATATCATTCTTAGTTATATTTCTAGACTTTAGATATTTTAATGCATGTTTATATTCCAGTTCATTCACGGGTTCATTGATTGGTTTAAATTCTTTAGGCAACTTAACCAATTTTAGTTCTTCTGGTTCATCTTCAAAAGAAATAGAAAATTCTGTGGTTAGTTTCTTAGAAAAAGATTTTTGACTTAATCCAATTGTTGTATAATATTCTGCTGGAGCATTTAATTTCTTAAATAAAGTCTTGAAACTTGTTCCACTAAATCCACATACCCAACAATTATACTTACCTGTATGTAAATTAATTTCTAGTTTTCTTTTGTAATGTTTGCAAGATGGACAATGATAAACTGCATCAGTTCCCTTACGAATCTTAGGAACTTGATGTAACAGTTTATTTAAAACGGATACAATTGTCTCTTGATATAACAACATTAACTATACTTTACAATAAAAGTCTTATTCTATCAACTTTTTATTTGGATCATTTTTCACCCACGGTTTCTTATCCAATGCAACTGCAATTTTCATCAACTTGATTGGATCAATCGGTTTTTCTTTTTCAACATCTTCAGATTTATCTTCGGAATTTTTACTTTCACTTGATGTTTCATCATCATTTCCTTCGGTTTTTTGTTC